CGTTTACAAACAAGACAGTGGTGTCATTCGGCAAGCTATCCAGCTCAAAATCAGTATCAACCGCATTTATAATTTCGTCAATAACCTCGCCAACAACACGCTCGGTATAATCCAGCCTTTCATATTCGCTGTCGGCTACAAAGTTTTGCCCCTCAGAAAACAGCACTACTACCGAATAAGCGTATACTCTTGAGTTCTCAGCGTTAGAGCTAAATTCACCCTCAAGATCGGTAGCTGTTACGAATACGCAAGGCCAGCCTTTAGGATTAGGCACTTCGGCAGGATAAACTTTTTGTACTGACTGCAAAGCGTCTATCTTAGAGATTATCTGCTTTTTAATTTCGCTCATGGCACTATATGTACTCATACTGACCGTCCTATCGTATCTAAAGTATCTTGTACCGCTTTTTCAAACTCGGTATCAGTAAAGCCTTGTGTTATCTCAACAGCGTCAGCCAAGAATGGTCTGGCTGTCATAAATTTAGTACCCTCATGTACATAATATGCATAGTTAGCAGTCGGCTTAACAATAGCTCGTAGTGGGCTTTCAAATCTGGTTTCATGCGATCTACGCAAGAAGCCTGTTCTAACAGGCGTTATTTTTATAGATTGGCTTTGAACTTTAGCTGATACTCGCCTTATAGCACCAGATAGATTTTTAGTCATTATGTATGGTGAGCGTCTGAACGCCGCCTTAATCTGTGCGATATTCTTAATCTCTACATTTACATTCATATCTGACCGTCCTGACTAACCAACGTAAGTTCTTTATGATCTTGCAAGTTAGCACCAGCGTATTCTATAACGCCTTTAACTGAGTAAATCTTGTCGGTATCAATAATATGTATCTCATCGCCCTCACGAATATCAACAGAAGTGTCTACAAAAGCAGTCCAAACACTACCATATCTCGAAGCGTCCATTCCTACACGTTCTGGGTTGCCCTCAGGCTGTATATCAGCGTGATAGGCAGTAAGTGTCGCTGACATAGAATAACGGTTTGTAGAGCCTATACGTCGCTTACGGAAGATTTCTATATTAGATGTAGGGAAGTGTATTGTCATAGTGAATCGCTTAGATTGTATTGCTTATATCTGGACAACAAATCATCTAAGCCTAGCTGGTCTACTACAGAACCATCGCCAGTGGTATTTTGGAAGTACTCGATAGACCTGTGCCCCTCTTGTTTTTTCTTAACTGCTGTTCCAGATGCGGAGTTTTCTACATAAAACGAGGCTAATGTTACACAAGCTTCAGCAAGATCGGCAGGGATAGTAGAATATCCGGCACTATAAGTCACTCTATATCTGTTCCAACCAGAATTGCTTGTAGTTACTAACTCAACCACTCCAGCATTTAAGTCTGTGTAATAAAGTTCGCTTTCGACATCATCAAATGATCCATCTGATAGAGTGGAGTTTCGCCTTTGAAAAGATGTTATAGCGGTTACTGGTCGCATCCGTAGAACTATTGTGCTGTTATTAGTGCCGTCATATTCTTCATTTGTATAAGTAGTTAAAGCAAAATGATGATCCCTAGAGAGAGAACAGTAGCTTTCAATATATAAAGTAGCCTGATTAATTTTTCGTTTAATCAAGTTATCCTTGCTGGTGTTGCCTGCATCTATTCCTAGTGACTCCTTAACATCAGCCAAAGTCGTAAGTGCATAAGAGAGTAGATTAGCCACGTTGTTTCTTCTTCCTAGTAATATAGTCACTCGATGTCATGTCTTTTGTCTTTTCACCATATCCCCCATCGATTAAATCGTGAGCAATATTAGGTGTAACGTAGACTGTTTCACCAACTTTATATTGTTTATGAGATTTTATTATCTTAATTCTAATCATATTTAACCTATTGCTGGCTGTGGGCTTACCACTCAGGTTAGCCAGCGTAACCTACACGATTTTAGTTCGTGATTAACAAGCTAAAACTAGACTGTACCAATGCCTTGTACTTCAACGATACCGTTGGTTAGTGCAAGTTCACCGTCTACACGAGATTCAACACGAACGTAAGTAAGGTTGTTTTCAAATGCAGAAGTGCCAGCGACAGTTGCTTCTGTTGAAACATCAACAGTTACGCCTTGTCGGTCAGCAATGTAGTAGTCACGGAAGTCGCCAATAAACACTTTACCGTCTCCGATGTCGTTCTGTTCGTAAATAGGACGTCCTCGAAGCACTGGTGATGGGCTGTTAGCCAAACCTGTTAGTAGGTATTGGTTATTGCCATCTTTTAGGGTAGCAATTTTAGCCCAAGTGTTTTTGTTAGCTACAACAACAGCATTTCCTCTGTACCCCTGCGGAAGCTTGTACAAAGCTTGTATTAAAGTATCAGCTCGTGATACGTCAGTCGCATTAGCGGTAAGAGTTGTGAATGTGTAGTTGTCAATTCCAGTTGGTCGTCCAGAACCGTTACCAGTCCAGAAAGCCTTGTCTTCTTCTTCAGCAAGAGCTGTACCCATAAGGCCAGCAATCATGCTTACGATAGAACCCCCTGTACCTAGACTTGCGTCAGCAACCAATTCGTTTGAAAGTGGGACGATAGACGCAAGAGAGTACGGTGTAAGAACAATCTCACCGAAAGTAGCAGTAGATGTATTCTTAACTGCTGCTTCAGCTCGCCAGAAAGTTCTTGGTCGGCTTGCTAGAGTTGGAAGATGGAATGTGTCAGTAGATACAGGTATAACTGTAGCTAACTGTCGCATAATAGTAGCGTCTCGCCTATCTTCAACAATCATATTAGCAAACTCATCTGGTACAAGGTATCCACCGTTAGCTGCTGTACCCTCAGTAAGGATTTGTAGCTTTTGGCGGTCTTGTCGGATAAGTGCTTCTACGAAATGAATAGACTTCTTGCTAACCATCGTGTTTTCTTTTCCACGTTGTTTGCGGTCTGCAACTTCAACTTTGACTTCTTCTAGTTTTTTAACAGATACTTCACCCATTTCAGAATCAACAATAGTCTTGTCGCTTCCAGTTTGAGTTACTTTTACTTCCTCAGTTTTAGTCAATTTACTGATGATATCTTCCATACGACTAAGCTTTTCATCGACTTGGCTATTAGCTTTATCAGCTAGTTTGTTAGCTAAGTCATCTATAGCTTTTTCGTCATCGGATTCATCACCCTCAGCTTTTATATCAGCTTCAATGGCTTGTAATTGCTTGACTTCTTCGTCAGTAATTGTACCGTTAGCTTGCTTTTCTCTTAACTCTTTTAATAGACCCATTTATAAGTCTCCTTTTAGTTCTGAGATTAGCTTTTCACTAGTTCTCTTTATTAGTTTTGCACGGTCAACCGTTTTCGGGCTTTTTGATTCCACAATAAGTAAATCAGAAGTCCTAGCCAACAATTTTGCTGACTGTAATCTCTTACTAACGGTTTCCTGCTTCGACCTTTGCGGTGCGAGGTATTGCAACCCCTTTACCGCAATATTAGCTTGATCTAACGCTTCTCTAGCCAATTTTTTAGCTTCTTCCAGCTCTTTTTTAAGCGATTGGATATCCTCTTCATTATTATCTCCTACAATTTTATTTATAACTTCAGATTTAAACCAACCGTCTTCAAGACTTTTAACAGCAAGCAATCTAGCTTCGGGGTTTGCTGGCACTGATACTAAGCTAATTTCAAACAATTCAGCTTTGGTTATCTCATTGCCGTCCATCTCAAGCGGTCTAAAGCCTACCGAAAATGAGTTTAAGATACCGTCATCAACTAATCTTTTATAACCTTTAAGTTCCTCAGTAGCGTCTGAGATATAACCTTTGAATTTTAACATTGGGCTTTTACCGGTTTTGTCTAGCCAAACTCGTGTAGCCTTGCCAATAGGCTTAGTGTGGTCGTGCATATATAACAAAACAGGATTTTCTTTAAAGTTTTTTAAGTTCCAACCTGTTTGTCTTACTATCTCACCTTGCCTGTCTTCGATTTCGCTTGAAGCGATGGCGGTAAACTCACCCTCCGCTTTTTGTTTGATTTGTGCTTTTGTATATAGTTTATTCATAATATCCCTTTACTGTTTTAAGTAAACCTTATTTTGTTTTTTCGTCAATAACCTTAATAGCGTCTAGCGTACTTGCCTTGCCCCAGTCTTTCTCTGGTATTACGCTTAATGTGAGCCAAAGATTATATAACTCGTCTGGTACTTCATTAGGGGTGTACTCGCTAGATACAAACTCTCGGTAAGCTTTTTGATGAATTGGGTGTAGTTTTGATA